GATGTGGCTTTTGCCTTGGGCCAGCCAGCCTGAACAAAGGCTTGCTGGATTTGGGCAACCGAAGCGCCCACTGTGAAAAGCGCATACTTGGTATGCGATTTTGTACCCTGAGCGTGGGGGTTAGGCACCATGGAAGTGAGTACCATGCTACCCTGGACAGCCGCTAAGGGCGCGAAACGTGCCTGCTTTGCGGCCGCGATGGTGGCGGCCGAAACGGCCGGTACAGTGGTAGCGGTAGAGGTAGATTTTGCAACTTTAGCCATGAAAACACCTATAAGGTAGCCCCGTAGGGCAGAACGGTTAAGCGCCATTGCCTAACCTGTAAAGCATTATACACTACCCGAAGCGGCTGTAAAGCTAATTATATTGCTTATTTCAGTTATTATACGCAATAAAATTGTTATTTATAGCCATATATTGTAATAATATTGCGCAATAGCACTAATACGAAACAATATTGCTCTATTCGTGCTATTCTTATTGTTTTATTTCGTATTCTGCTAGATATTCGCAATAATATATCATCATAATTATATTGTTATTTCGGGCCGAACTTCGCAACAAAATTTCACAGTCAAAATCGCGCGAGCGCCTATAAACCCATCACCCATCTGGACGACTCTCAACCCCATTTTATGATGAGAGTCCAAAACCCAAGGTATCCCCTTACCCCTCCAAGGTCCAACCACAAATATTTTTCCTCCATTGACCTTGTACCCCCTTGCCATCCACCTACCACCTATGGTATGGGTCCAGTAAGACGACCGCAGACGCAGTGCTTCCTGCCACGTCTGCATCCCGGTCAGGCAATCCCTGACAAAGTGCGAAGCTCGCGCACTGATATCAGGATATCTTATCCTGATATACATCGGCCTCTATCGGCTCAATCGGCCTCAGCCAATGAAATGTCCAAGCCTCCAAACCAAGAAATCCTTGACCCAGAGGGACAGATCCCTGCGTATAACAAGCCGGGACTGAACCCACAGGAATTCTTGACCTCAGTCTATCAATGCACGACATTGCCGATGGCGGCGAGGATCCAGGCAGCGAAGGATGTTGCGGTCTATGTTCATGCGCGTCTAGCGCAGGTAACACAAGATATCACAGCCGGGGTCACTATTCGTATTGAAGGCGGCCTACCAGAACTTCCCGGCACCAATATTATCATGCCCGACCACGTGAAGACCAGTTCGACGACGAAGGGTAATGGGCATGACCCTGACGCCGATGAGGACCGCTGAGCGTCGTCCCTGTACGACGACTCGGTGAGGGCAAGCGACGAACCACCGGTGTCACATCCCTCATCGGTGGTTCGTCGTCTTCCCAATCATCAAGCTTTATGACAATATGAGATTCCCTCCTGCCAAGGTCCATAGCCCACGTCACGAGCCACCACAAACACAGGAACACCAGTCTTATCAAGTTGATGATAAGGCCAATAATGAATCCGACGAGCGAACCGAGCAACACCCCGGCTATGACCAATAATATGAGTCCCATCACCCCACCTTTTCAATCGGCCAATTGTAGCAACCGACCTCACCCTTTTTGGTGATAACGATTTCACCCATCTCGATCCAGTCGGCTACTTGGTTGATATAGCCGGTCCAAGTGTTCTTGCCGGGAGCATCGCGGCGCAATGCTCGAACAATAACACCCTTTATCAATTCCTCTTCAGACATACGTGACATTTCCCATCTCCTTGTTAACCTGTAAAGCATATTACACCATAACCCCATGAAGGGCAAGTATCATGGCAAAACGAACAGAAACAGATGAAGCAGTCGCCCTCCAGACAGAGGTAAGAACCGATATGGGCGGAGCCGTGGCCGGTGGAGCCACTGCACCACGTCGAGTGATTATTAAATCACCTGAGGTGCAGTATGTGAAAAGCAGGTTTGCTCACCGCGCAGCCATCCGAGCGTGGAAGCTCTCCCGGCTGATGCTCGGGCGACGCGCCTTCTAATGAATGTTATCTTCCCGGCAGTATCTTCTCAAAAAGTTGTCCGTCTCCCACAGTTTCACTCCGGCCAAATAGCTGCCTTCAAGGTCCCGGCAAGGTTCAAGGCTCTACGGTGTGGGAGACGGTGGGGGAAAACTCAGTTTCTGAAAACCATAGCGTGCGATTTCGCAGCCAAGGGAGCTCAGGTTGGCTGGTTCGTCCCCAACTATCGATACGCCTCAGAAGCCTATTCTGAGACTGAAGTTACGTTGGAGCCGGCGATACGTTCTAGTTCACGTAACTTGGGTGTCCTGCATACGAACACTGGCGGTCGCATCGAACTCTGGACTTTGGAAGACGAAAAGGCAGGTCGGTCACGCCGGTATCACTTGGCAATTATCGACGAGGCCGCTTTTACGAAGCCCAACGCTATTTCTATATGGGAAAAGGCAATCCGGCCCACTCTCTTGGATTTTCGTGGCGCGGCCATCATCGCTTCCAACACAAACGGGATTAACGAAGACAACCTTTTCTGGCGGATCTGTAATCTTCCTGAATACCAGTTTACCGAATACCACGCCCCGAGTCACAGTAACCCATTTCTGCCTGCGGATGAACTTGAAAGGCTGGAGCGGGATAACGCCCCGCTCGTGTACGCGCAGGAATATTTGGCAGAATTTGTTGATTGGTCGGGCACGGCCTTCTTCTCACTAGACAATCTACTAACCAACGGTAAACCAGAAGAATTTCCATCACGTTGTCTATACGTCTACGCCACACTTGATACGGCTATGAAGACCGGGAAGGAAAACGATGGGACGGGAGTCATATATTGGGCCTACGAGCAACTTGGGAATGAGAAGTGGCTCAAAATCATTGATTATGAATACTTACAAATTGAAGGTTCCCTGCTCGAAGTCTGGTTGCCCGTTGTATATCGAAATCTGGACGAGTATGCCACTTCCTGCGGCGCTCGTATGGGCAGCAGAGGGTGCCTTATTGAAGACAAGGGCTCAGGATCAATTCTTATTCAACAGGCCCAACGACGAAATCTACCCGTTGCTGAGTTACCCCAGAAGTTGACCCAATTGGGGAAAGCCGAGCGGGCGATCAATGCCTCCGGCTATGTGTATCGTGGGATGGTAAAGCTACTGACGACAGCATATAATCGAACCATAACATTCAAGCAGGTTACGAAGAATCATATGCTGGGACAGGTCTTGGGATTTCGCGTAGGCGATGTAGAAGACAGGCCAGACGACCTTCTAGATTGTTTCACTTACGGCGTCGCCATTAGCCTTGGCAACTACGAAGGATACTAAAATGACTAATGGACAACCGGGAGATATCGATAGACAGGCTCCTTTCGGAGTGGGATTAGCTCCCGGAGGAGGAGCAGCGATGGCGGCAGCGGCGGCAGCATCAGCAGCAGCAATGACGGCACAGTATGCTTCTCGTCCTGTTCCCGACCAGTTTCAATATCTAGTTCAAGATTATTATTCTAGTGCTACCACTGCTGATCTCCAAGAAGAATTGAACAAGCTTGGTGCATCCGGCTGGCAACTTCTTTTTGTGAACCAAATCAATGATACTCTTCGAGCATGGTACATCAAGAGTGGCGCTGCTCCGCCACCTCCACCTCCTGCAACAGAGGAGGCACCCACATGACAGATGTACCAGTTACGGAAGAACCGACGCCGTTGGTTGCTTCTCCTCACACTGTCAACGCTGCTGCTCGGTAATTGGGAAGGATATTGAGATGGGAGCATATACTCTTACCAAAGATGTAGAAGGTACAGTTATCGCCAACAATGGAACTTTAGACACCATCCATTTTACGAAGGCTCCAGTAGAACCTGGAGGTTGGTTTACATTGGTAGACGATTCGACTGGTGATGACATCGTACTTTTCAATATGCAGACGGCTTCGATGCCATTCCCCACTGGCACTGATATCATGGTTAATGGAGGAATTCCCTTTGTAAATTTGACATTGAGAAGTATTTCCTCAGATAGCCAGTTTGACATCACGTGTAATGGCGAAACTCCCGCTGCTCTTTCTAAGGAGTAAGTCATGGCAAAAACTCCACTAACAGAAGAAGCCACCAAAGCAACGGGAGTAGGGGAGCAACCGGAACAATTCGCTGCCAATACTGTCACTTCTGCTAGTGTAGGGACACTTCTGAAGAGTGGTGCTGGAACAATCACTGCGTTTACCATGACTCAGCCTACATCTACCCAAGTAGATGATATGACCCCATTGACTTTAGTTGATCCAACTACCTTGGCGGTTGGGACTGTGGCAATCGCTGCTGGTGGAACGACAGGTGCGGCTGGTGCGGCTGTTTATCAAGTCAGTGGTGGCACAGGCACTCCGGCACAATTCAACGTCACTGTCGCGGGTGGTGCGATTACTGCAATCGGCAGCCCTGTGAATCCTGGAAATTATACGGTATTCCCCACATCTCCGGCAGCATTGACCTATGTTTCTGGCACTGGCTCCGGTGTAGCTGGCGCAACCGTCAATCTTACGCCAATTCCTAATGGTCCTGCTCGTACCATATACTCTGCGAATATGCGAGCATTGGCTTGTGAATATGAGCCCAGACCTGGAATTGGTTTAACTCCGGGTCTTACTGCTCCGACTTGGCCGAAGAATATTGCTGGTCCAGCAGTCACAGCTATCCCATTTACGAATGGGTGTTTCGTTCAAAGCTGTCCTGCCAATACGACATTTACAGTCACGTGCTAGGAGAATACGATGGCACACGGCGTTAAATCTTGTACGACTGCTCAGGTTGGGACAACAATCGATAATCTTGCTGGGACTATTACTCAGATTCTCTTTACAGTACCACCGAATGCCTACGAAATTCCAACCTTTGATCCTACCACCGGACTTCCAACAGCGGGTTACTTCTGCTTACTTGATAATTCTGTAAGTCCTCCCATCAGACTATTCAATTATACACCACATTCAAACGGTGGATATGCATCGCCTCATGCTTCCCATAAAGTGAGTGCTTATGGCATTCCATTTGGAAGTCTATATCTCCAATCATGTCCTGCTGGTGCTACATTCTCGCTTACAACGGCTTAATAGATGCCAGTAACAGGATCAGGACTTAGCACTGTACCCGGTAATGCTCTTCAAGAGCTGCTGGTAGCTCCTGATATTATTCCAGGTGATGTAGTCTCTTATGAAACTTGCAAGGAAATCTATCTTTATCATCCACTAGGTGCTCGCATTGCTGAAGGGCCAGTCAGTCTTGCGATGTCACAAAAACGGAATATCAAAATACCTGATAGTCCGTTAGAGCTTTGTTCTGAAGCTTTCAGTCAAGAATGGAATGCAATGGGAGGTGACTATCTGGTTCATAACTTGATGACCATAAGCCGAATTTATGGAATTGGGTCAATCGCACTGCTGGTAGATGGGGTAAACAGCAATGAGCCAATTGAT